ACCATCCCAGTCACCGTCACAACCATCCCAGACACCTACACCAGCACCAGCACAAGCACCAGCACCAGCACAACAATTAGTAAAACAACCAGTTGTTCAGAATCGTTATTCCGATAATATGGCTGATATGTCGATTGTTGTAATGGAAGTCATATCATCTAACCCTACCCCTAAAAACGAAAAATACAGTCAGATTTCAGTGATTGATGAAGATGACACCTATGATACTGATGATGAGACTATTGATATGGATAAAGAATTAAAAGAAGAATTGAGTGAATTGTCATCATAAATATTCTTAAAGACTCGTATTAATTATATAATTATATAATTAATGATGTTTAACGGTAATCACGCTGAACACGACAAATATAAAAAATGGTATGATTATTTTGAATTTCATCTTAAACAAATCTACGGAATATTTATTGATCGAATGAAAAAACGACGGATCATGTACCGAGATTATTCGTATGCTTCATTTTGTTTTTTTATTTATAATAATAGTTCTAAAAGAATACCCCGTTATTAAATATTAACGATTAAACATGGATAATGACAGAAAACCCCGTCAGCAAAAAGTAGATGATATTACTAGCGATTATATTCTTGATAATAGTGTTACTGATGATAATGTAAAAAGTGTGAGTGAAATAGAAGATATGATTGAAGAGACTTTCTATCAGACATGTATTGAGATTCTTGAATCAATAAAAGAGTATAGAGATGATGTTTGTCTTCCCTTTTGTGAATATCTTTCGCATGACAATCTATATGATTTCATGACAGAATAAAAATATATAAAAATATATTTTTAAAAATTATTTACCAAAAAGACATGTTAAGAGTTCCTTTTGAAGGTCATTAAGTTTGCTTAAATCATTTTTAACATCTACATCTAAGTCTTTTAACATCGATTCTAGATCTGACTTCTTTACAACGGGCTTATCACGCTTCACACCACCATCCTTACCATCCTTTTCAACAGATGAGGAGGTTGTCTTACCAACTGGTGGAAATCGACGAGGGATAACAGTCGGTTTTTCATCTTCGACGATTGGTGGATTGAGATGTTTTTTAAGAGCATCGATTGATTCTTTTGAACCAATGATTTTTTTACCATTAATAGTAAATTCTTCAAAGTCTCCTTTGTTTTTCACGCATATATTAGCGGGTGTTTCACAATATTCATCGTCATCACAGAACTCACTTCGATATGGATTGCATTTTTTTGGCGATACAGGAGGAGATGGTTGGCGAGATTGAGGCTGAATAGGCTCTTCAACCTTTAGTTTATCGATAAGTTCTTGTTTATTTTTACTTGTATATTTGTGTAAACTAGTGATACCATGTTCCTTTGCAATTTTTTTCAATTCTGTAATACCAACATTGCGTAGACGTTCTTCGGTGAGGTCTTCGTTAGACGATTTGGAAGATGTCTTAACAGGCTTAACACGCGATGGTTTTTTAGAAACCTTTTTCTTAGGCTCTTCAACAGGAGCCTCCTTAGATGGGCTTTTTGATCGACACCTTCCTGTTGCATCGTTTCGAACTTGATCTTTTTTGCATTTTTTTGCACAATTACCTTTTTTTGTTAACTCTTCTCCTTCTTTGCATTTTTTTGATGGCGAACGAGGCTTAAAGTGAGCGTACAACACATTAATCATATCCTCCTTTTTTGCATTTTTGTTAAAGGAATTTACTGAGTGTTTTTTAGCAATATCACGTAATTCTTCTCTTGTTAATTTGTTCAAAGTCTCAAGATTATAAGACATCTTTTATTAATAATAAATTTTATTATTAAAAATCAATTTTATTAAATCTTAAATATTAAACACAGATGATGTCTGATACTTTCTATCTTTTCTTTGATTGGAAAGATAACATGTACCGTCTATTTTCTGATTGATATTTTCATGAATATGACCAAAAATCCAAAAGGATGGAGGAGTTGATAGATAGATATGTTGATTCTGATAATACTCATCATATCTTCTTTCATGACCTGAACGTTTTTTTTTATTACATTCTAGATAGATGGGAGGATAATGAGTGATGATTACATGTTTTTGTGGTTTCTGGAAAAATGATGAAATGTTATTAAGATATTCAACACTTTTTTTGTACATATGACTGATCTCATCTTTTGAGAGATGAATGCGAAACCAATTAGGTGGTTCATTTTTGGGATCACACCATAATGTACTTCCACTAAATAAAATGTCGTCAATGAAAACAGATGCATTATTAAGATAAAAAATATTCGAATAATTTTTCAAAAAAGTTTTCATCGTTTTTTCTAGTTCACATATAGACGTATCATTACTATAAAATTCATGATTACCAGGAACGTAAATGACATACTCAAAACTTTTACTGACATAAGTAAAGAATGATTGGTGGTGAGTGACATTTGAAATATGACAAATGTCACCGCCTAAGATAAGGATGCTACTTTTTGGATAAATAAAATCAGTTGGACTATATGATGTTAATTGGTCAAGGTGTAAATCACTTGCATATTGAACAGAAATCATATTTATTATATTAAAATAAATATTGTAATGATTATTCGTATCTAATCAATTTTATTAAGTCATCATAACTCATCATAACTCATCATAACTTATTATAAGTCATCGAGATTAATATCAGGGCCTTTCATTTTTCGTTTGGGAGGTTGAGGTACAGTTGTGGAAGAATTATTTACTTGCATACCATCCATCATACCAAACAAGTTAGACCCAACTTTTTTCATGACCATTTTTGTAATGATGAAGATGGCCGCATTGATAATAATGGTAAAGAGAAGACGTATTTCAACAGGCCATTTACTACCTTCTGGTACATAACTCTTTTCACCCAACTCAATCAGAAGGTGTTCATATTTATTCATACCAACGATTTGTTGTTTCGTGAAGTCTTGCATATCAAATTTAAGCCAATAACCCATTACAAATTCTACTATATAAAATCCTGTAATAAGATAACTTTTGTACGTTTCAATGTTACTATCGATATTTACCTGTCGAATCATGTTATCATAGGTTCTTTGCATATTCTTGTAATCGCTGTGAATGGTAAAGTCAGGAATAACAGTATTTTTATAAGACCTTTTCATAAGCTCAAATTTAAACATTAATTCTCGTTTTAGATCCTCTTCGTTGTCATTTCGAGACACTTCCAAGTTTTCTATCACTTTTGATGGAAGGTAATTTCCACCAGCAATTTCTGATAACTTAGGGGCTGGAGCATATTGATAAGTGTCAACCTTTTCTCTGTCATCTCTACTTCCTCGATCATCCCTATCATTCCGATCATTCCGATCATTCCGATCATTCCGATCACGGTCTCTGTCCCTATCATCCCTGTAACGACTTCTATCCCTATCTTTTCGATCACGGTCTCTGCCCCTATCTTTTCGATCACTGTATGAAGATGTATCATCTTTCAACAATTCTTTCATACGAGATGATAGATCATCGTCATCATTTTTTGGAGGAGACGAACTCTTTTTAGACGATGAAGGTGACGGATCAGGCGAAGGCTCAGGGGAAGGATCAGGTGAAGGCTCAGGGGAAGGTGAAGGAGAAGGTTCAGGGGAAGGTGAAGGAGAAGGTTCAGGAGACGAATCGTATCGTTTTCTATCTCTTCGTCCATCATCCCTTTCATCTCTATCTCTTCGTCCATCATCCCTTTCATCTCTATCTCTTCGTCCATCATCCCTTTCATCTCTATCCCTTCGTCCATCATTGGAATTTTTAAAATCGTCATAATTATTAAATTCTTCTCTGTCTTCTCTAACAGGATCTAATTTTTTAGGGACATATTCAGTATTAACAAGGTTTGGTTTAATTTTTATCTTGTTTTCTAAAAGCTCCATATAAAGATTAGGCATTCTAGGAAACTGTTTAGGTCTAAAAGAAGGTCTTTCCGTTGGAACTTTTATCACCTGATATGTTAGTTTTCTAGACATTTTACTTTAAACGAAGAGCTTTAAATATATTTATTGATCAATAAATATAGAAAAATATTAGAATATTAGAATATTAAAAATCGTCGAGAATTTCATCCTTGTTTTTTTCTATTTCTTCTGAAAAACTATGAGCAGATTGATATTCAGTTGGACGGCTTTCAAAAAAGTTTGTTTTTCCAGTCATTCCAATCGTTTCCATAAAAGAAAATGGATTGGTTGTCATATATTTTTTCGGATATCCTAGGTCAACAAGAAGTCTGTCACTTACATATTCAATGTATTCTCCCATTGAATCATTGTTCATTCCGATCAACTTAACAGGGAGAGCATCGGTCATAAATATTTTAGCAATGGTGACACCTTCTTCGAAAATTTGATAAACATCTTTTGTTGATAGTTTATTGACGAGCATTTTATAAATTTCACATCCAAATTGTACATGAAGGCCCTCATCACGTGCAATAAATTCATTTGACTTAACAAGTCCTTGTAAAAACAAACGGCCGTTGCTTTTATATCGTTTTAGCCAAAAGATGGACGCAAATGCTCCTGAAAAAAATACACCCTCTATGATACAGAAAGCAATAACTCGATGAGCAAAGGAAAGATCAGAGTCGATCCACTTAAATGCCCAATCGCTTATCATTTTTACACTATCAACCGTTTGTATAGCGTTGAAAAGATGGTCTCTTTCTGTTTTCTTTTTGACAAGATTGTCAAGCATAATCGAATACACTTCTGAATGAATATTTTCGATTGTCATTTGATACGTGTAACAAACAATGGCTTCCATTACCTTAATTTCCTGTAAAAACCGAGATGAAATATTAAAATTAACAATTCCGTCGCTTGCTGCAAAAAAGGCAAGAACTCTTTTGATATAGTGCTGTTCGTCTGTGTTTAGAGACTCAAAATCGCTATAATCTTTTGAGAAATCGATTTCTTGTGCTTTCCAGAAACATGAAAGTTGTGTTTGATAAAGTCTCCATAGTTCTGGTTCGAGAATAGGGTATAATGTAAAACGACGGTTTTCGTCAGATAGAAGTGGTTCGTGTAGTGACATCTTTATTCTATAAAATAATACTATAATATTATAGTATTAATCATATGAATCATATTTACAATCGTTTTTATTTTACGATATACTTTTAATATTTTCCTGAAATATATTCATATAAAATCATGCCTCTTTCAAAGGGGTGAGTTTTATTAAGAATATTTACTAGTTTGAGTGGAACGACTGTTTTATAACTTTTCTTTTGTATACAGTCCCATACATAGATAACAGTTTCTTTATCAAAAAAGAAATGGGAAGGGATATTTGCTTCGATTGCTTCGTAAATTTCAGATGAATTTCTAAGAAGCATATGATTATAGTCCGCTTTTTTCACAGCCATCAATTTTTTTAGTTTATCATGACAAAAATTTTCAATACATTTTGACAGGCACAATAAACAGCAAATTAGTTTTTCCCAGTTAATCTTTGGATTACAGAAATTAGCGACAGAATCAATGCATCCTAAAATATCATTTTTAAAGGCGGTGATAGCCTGATCACGTGTGTCGCGTGACAGATATTTATTTTTGTGATTACTGCATGATTCAATGATCATTTTGAGAATATACATATTATAGAAGTCGCTTCCAATCTCTTTTTCAATTTTTAGAAACTCAGTGACAAGAATATTTGTCATATCGTCTATATTATCGTTTGTTTGACGTTTCGTCAAGGGAAGTTCAACAAGTGTTTGAAGAAGGTCAACAATGTGATGACCCTGTTCTTTGAAAAAGGGTGAGCGTTTAAATTGATGCGACATTTTCTTTAAAAGCTGGTCACTGATACTCGGTGTATCTCGTTTATCCCAACCACACTCCAAATCAATGTCACAATTTTTATAGATGGACGTAATTAATTTACGGAACTTATTAGAAAGTTCTGATTTCTTATACTTTTTCATCTCATGGCTAACACTTGTCAAAAATAATTTTGAGTCAGCATGTTGGTCGTAAACAGATGGTATGAATCCAATATCGGTATGAGCTAATGCTCCATAAAGAGGCTTTTCTTCGCAATGATCATTAAACGAAAATCCGAAATCAATAATGATTGGATAGTATCCATAGGTTGGTGTAAGATAGGTTCGATTTTCATCAATGATATAAAAAAAGACTGAATTGGGTTGACATTTCTTTACCAATACATTATTTGAATGCATGTCATAATGTGTAAATTTAAGATGATCTGCTGCAATAATATTGGCAAGAAGTGTTTGTTTAACAAGTGACATCACAATCTCAGGTGTAATATTTTCATTTTTGATATATCGATATAATTTTCGACTGTCTTCAATTTGTTCCATTAAAAGAACATCGGTTTGAATATGTTCGTCTTTTTCCCTATATTCGAAAGGATTATCGGCTTGTCGAAAGGATGAAATAACATTTGTTTTAAATCTCCCATATGTTTTACAAAAATGTGGGCAAATATCACGGATAGTGTTGAGACCTTCCATTACAGCATGTTCCTGGTTTACGACAAAGTTTAAATATTGACTGATTTTGTATACAATTTTTTTACCATTCGTACGATTTTTTAAAAGACCAAGTATCCCTTGCTTTCCTGTACGAGGAAATGACGAATCGAATTCCAAAAAATCTGGAAGACTTTCATATTCATTTTGAAAAAGATCGATGTCTGATTCTATCCTTTCATTATAGAGTAAGTCATCTCCTGTATAAATGATATCTAAACTTTTATTTGACATGTTTAGTTTATTCCACACTCATTAAATAGTAATTTCTTAAAAATTACTATAATCTTTTTAATTTTTTAATAGCATCCTTCATAATGGATAATCGCTTTTCTAAAATAAAAATCATAATCAAGGTCTGTCATAAAGGTGTGAAATTCATCATATAATTCTTCTCGAATTTTTGAAATATGTTGTCTGAAAAAAGTTAAAAAATTTTTACGAAGTTCATAGTGAATCACTGGAATAGACATTTCGTTTAGAATATTATCAATCACATCATCGTCTTTTATGTTACGTATACAAGCGTTTAGGCGTCCTTCAACATTTGCTGTAATTTGATCTTCAAATGAAATCGAAATACTCATCTCCTCATCGTAACCAGACAACGTGTTCACAAGACGTGAAGCATATCCAGAAGAGCATTTGTTATCAGATTCAACAAGCTCTTCAATAAGACGACCTTCAAGATCTTCTGTATAATCAGAATCTTGAATATAAGTCCAGATTTTTGCAAGAATGGTTGACAGTGTCATGTTACTATTTCCATACACAGCTCGATCAATTGAAATCCGAATCAGGGCACCATCAATTTCTTTTTCGATCAGTTCTTTATTTTTGTAGGTACTGACACGCTCTACAATTTCAGTTTTTGCTGTTTCGAAATCATACACTTTTCCTTTTCTTGGATGATAGGTACTTAACGTCCCGATGATCTTTTGTACACTTTCTTCAATGGCTCGAACATGTACATTTTGTTTATTTGTAAAAATATTATTTTTAGTACGACTTCCACCGCCAAGAACGAATAGAGCCATACGAGCATTACTTCTGGCTGTTTCTGTTCCATACTGGAGAAGAATGTCACATGCATCAGCTCGAAGATCTTCATCAAGTGAAACGTCTTCAACTGTTTTTAAAAGAAACGTTTCAACTGATTCGATCAAAGTATCATCCGGCTCACATTTTTCAAGAATGTATTGACACACAAGCACTCTGTACAAAAACAATGGTTCATCTCGCATAAAGCGCGTGCATGATTCGCGTGCATAAAATAGAAATGATTCTTTTTCTTTTGAAAAGTGTCGTTCCAATGATTGAATAGTACGATATCGATATAATGTTTCAATGGTACTGTCAAGAATAATGTTACAAAAATGAGAAAGAGCTGAGTCTTGAAAAGAACCGCTTTTCATTAGAAAAATAACAGCATCAACACGGATAGGAGTGGGTAATGCTGTTATTTCAGTTTTTTCATTGATAAACATCCTATCAATGTATACACATCCTTCATATCGGTCAAGATTTTTAGCACATTCAATTCGATAGGAGACAGGTAGATCAGTAACTGTACAAATGCTGCATAAATATTCTTTTAAGTTTTTTGTTTTTGAAAAAAAATACATACCGATAATGGATGCTAACAATTCGCTTACTTGTTCACCTTCTTTTTTGTAATAGGCGACAAGGTTTTTGATACGAGTGTGGAGTGGAAGAAATAAGTCGATCGTGTTTTTACGAAGTGTTTCGCTATCAACATCGTCAACATCGTCAACGTCTTCAACATTTTCTTTGGTGTCATCAATGTTTGTGTTAGCGATAACATCGATATATGTCACGGATGGTTTAATAGACATCTTTTATGATGTTATTTAATCTATAAAATATAAATTTTATAAGAGTGTTAAAAATTTATTATGATAATTTTTAAAAAATAGGTGTAAAATTGAAATTAAGAGATTCAAACAGTTCTCTTACGATATCATCGTGAAAACTTTTTCGGTCAAGTGTTTTAAGCATATTAAAATCTTCTTTTTTGCACGGATATTTATGTCTACGAAGTAATTGGAATAACACGTATTGTGTATTAATAAAACTTTTTCGGTCAATCTTACCAGTAAACTTAAAGTCTTTATCGTATAAATTTGAAATTTTATCAAAATCTTCCATCAATTGATTTTCAAGATGTGAAATATCATCAACCTTTTTACCTGTCATTTTGTGGTAAATAAGAACAACATCTTCATAATATTTAGAATGGTTTGTTTCCTTTAAGAAAAGAAGAACATGCTCTTTTGTAACATTTTCAAAACGAATTTTTCGGGGAGTGGTTGGACCTCCATTAAGTAGACCATGAAGTTCGAATTGTGTTTCAAGGTCTTTATAGATAGACTTATCAATACTTGCATTTTGTTTTCCTTGATATTGGTTCATACAATCTTTAAAGTGAACACGTCTTTCGTATGTATATTTATTAGAAAGATTAACACGTGAGATGTCTTTAAAGCTTAATGATTTATAGGATTTTTCTTCTTGTCTACCACAATTTTCACATATTTCTAAATTTTGATCAGAGTTCATGATAAACTCAGTCGATTTACATGAGCATATTTTCGTATCTTTCTTTTGTATTTTTATTAAATCTTCAAGCTCTTTGTAGTCGATATCATATTTTTTCAATATTTCAATATAAAGAGATCCTATATTTTTTTTTACATCCTTTGATGTTTCTTTTTTTGTCATAAAGGAAATTTTTTGCGGAGAAGAGTTTTTATTAGACTCCACTAAATCAGAAAATTCCATGGTATAGAAATGTTGATTATCTAGAACAGCCGTTAATCTATCCTTTTCGATTTGATGAAGACGTATCTTATCCGTAATATCTTTTTTTACATAGTCAGACATTTTACAAGATGTATTGATAATATCTTCAAGCTGTAAGATTTCATGTTCGATTTGTATGATTTTATCCAAATTTTTACTCCAAATATCCCTTATTTTTTTATCAATGCTAAAAATATCAATTTCCATATATACTTAACAAGTTAACATCTTTTTAACTTATATATTTTTATGAATTTATTTTTTTTATTGAAATTTAAAAAAAAAATCTCGCCTATAATAAAATGTCTACTATTTGCTCATCCAACTTGACGTCAGGATTTATCGATCTTGCAACTTATGATGAACAGGAAAAGTATCTGTATGGCGGCCCTGATGCCGTTGCATACTTTGTTCGCGAAATCCGCAAGGCCACCTGGTTTACCCAGGTCCCAGTCTGCCTCAGCAGCCGCTCTGGCCAGGCTGGATTTGGCCAGCAGTGGTCCGTTTCGATCTCACGTGCAGGTGATTACCTCCTCCACACATGGCTTCGTCTTACCATGAACGCTGTTACCGCCGCCACTTTGAACGCAGAAGCGCCAGCCACTAACGGCAACCACGTTCTCCGTTGGACTCGCAATCTGATGCACAACCTTGTCTCGGAATGCGCCATCACCTTTAACGACCTCGTTGCTGCTCGTTTCGACAACTTTCACCTCGATTTCTGGTCGGCCTTCACCGTCCCAGCCGGCAAGCGTAACGGTTACAACAACATGATTGGCAACATTGACGGTCTTACCAACCCATGCGCTGTTGGCTGCCCATCGCCCGCTCAGATTGGTGAATGCCCCGTCAACGTGAATGCCGCTGGTTATCAGGTTCTGCCCGCAGCCACGCTCAATCTGCCACTGCCGTTCTTCTACTCGCGTGACTCTGGTATCGCTCTCCCGACTGCTGCTCTGCCATACAACGAAATGCGTATCAACTTTGCATTCCGCAACCTGTCTGAATTGATGACTGTTGATACCTACAACGCTGGCGTCTGGACTGCTCGCCCGGTTGCATCGTCTGACCTTGCCAACCCTGATGCCAACCAGATCATGTCGAACGTTAACGTTTGGGCCAACTACGCCATCGTCTCCAACGATGAACGTAAGAAGATGGCTTGCGCTCCCCGTGACATTCTCATCGAGCAGGTTCAGACTGCACCAGTCCAGAACTTCAACCCGAACACTGCTGGCTCGGTCGACATCCGCTTTTCGCACTCGATCAAGGCTCTGTTCTGGGCTGCCCGCAACAAGACCATCCATTCGTCTTGGTCCAACTACACCACCGATCAGCACCTTCCTCTCGGCCCGGTCAACTGCGTATCTGGCTCGAACGCTCTGTTTGGTGTCGTCGACTTCCAAGCCGGTCTTGACCCGATCGTCAACACCTCTCTCATCTATGAGAACACCCAGCGTATCTACCAGATGGGCTCAGACTACTTCGCACTGGTCAACCCGTGGTACCACGCTCCAGTCATCCCGCTGGAGACCGGTTACCACCTGTACTCGTACTCGCTTGACTTCTTTGCCATCGACCCAATGGGCTCGACCAACTACGGCAAGCTGACCAACGTCTCGATCATCCCGGCCGCATCCGCCGATGCCATCTCTTCGGCCAACGCCGCTGGCACTGCTCCCATCTCCGGCGCAGTCACCACCGGTTATGGCGCCAAGTATGACTTCATCACTTGCGCACTCAACAACAATATTATTCGGATCTCGGGAGGTAAACGAACCAAGAACGTGCCTCCAACAGTAAGCTGCTTTTCACGATGTAATATCTCGTGGAAGGGAAAACAGTGTAAGATATTACCATGTCATGCGATGACATGTATGTAACTTGCTAGTCGACCGGCGGTCGGCAAAACTATCAAATTGCTGGAAACCCCTTAGAGCTCTAGATACTACTCTCCTTTGGAAACGAAGATAGAGAACCTCGCATAATGGCGTCGGTATAGTGAAAATTCTAGAGATTGGGCAATCAGCAGCCAAGTCCTTCATCAATTGATATGGAACAGGTTCAACGACTAAACGGTAGTTGGGATTTTAAAAAATCCTTAAGATATAGTCTACTCCTTTGTGAAAACAAAGGTATTAATGGCGCTTGGTTTTCCAGTCCTCTAAAACAAAAAACGTTTTGGTCTGGACAAAATATACAAACAAAATACAAAAATACACCAATTACTTTTTTATACAAACTGTATAAAAATGAGTCTTTTACCCTTTCATAAGAATTATTTAAAATTTTGTAAAGTAGTTGAGACTGGTTATAGATTACATATTATGATTTATAACGATAAGTTTGAGAGTGTAAAAGATATTACAATTCAATCTGTTGATGAATTATTAGAAAACTTTCTAGAATAAAATTTTAGACAAATTTAGACCATAAGATGTCGTTTGTCTATAAAATAACCTATACAAATTCATAGACTGAATTCAGTCCATATAAACCTGCGCCACATGTAAACTTCGTATCATCATAGCATGGGTGACAGTCTTTATGAGAATGTGAAGAAGGAGGTACTACCGGGCCACATTTACAATGACCTCCTCCAACTGAAAAATACGGAAAAACGTCACATTTTGTAGAACATTGTTGTAACATCGTAAGACCACCAGATGGTGCTACATTTCCACTATCAGTCCAGTCTGATGAAAATGATAATGTGTTCACGCATGCAACCATCTTATAGACTCGAATTGGATCTGTTTGTGTACATGGATCCTCATAAAATAATTTCGAAAACCAATTAAGTGAATAGTAATCTTGATGTTTCTCTATACATCGTGTTTTTGATGTTTCAGACATTTGAGAGACATGTATTGGCTGTTCTATATTAATAATAGAATGACGTATTACAGGTGGAATGGGTGTAGTATGCGGATGGGGGCGGTGAGCCTGGTGGGTATTCGTGGTGTGAGGATGAGCCTGGTGTGTCTTCGTAGCGTGAGAATGGGCCTGGTGTGTCTTCGTAGCGTGAGGATGGGCCTGGTGTGTCTTCGTAGATTGAGGATGAGCCTGGTGGGTATTCGTGGTGTGAGGATGAGCCTGGTGGGTATTCGTGGTGTGAGGATGTGACATGTGATCAATAATAACTGGTTGATGTGATACATCAGTTGTTATTAATTTTATATCAAATGTTATTGTTGGATCTTCTATGATATACGTTTCATCCGCTTTATAAGATACGATATTTGTAATATGGGAGTTTTTTGTAAAACAATGAGTGTATTTATTATCATTAAAAACGATTGTTCGTTGATTAATAGGAGTATCATATCGGGTTTCAATGCCTATGATAGCATCATTCGCCATATGAACGTACTGATGAATAGCAAACAGACCTGTCATGATGGTGTAAGCTTTCGTCAATGTTAAAGATAGACATGACATTTATAGTAAACGAATATATTTTTTTTATACTTAAATACTTAAATAACATACTATGAATAAAATGGGTAATCAAGTATCTGTTAATAACGGAATTAATCGTGATTCTGTGATAGATTGTAACAATAACGGTCGAAGTGCTATATGTGTACTTGAAAAAGTAAATTCATCTATTTCTGGTTGTGTATATTTTCATCAGTGTTCACCTTATGATATTACTAGAATATGTTTTGAATTACGTGGTCCACCTGGTGAAACCCATGCTATTCATATTCATGAATTTGGTGATATTCGTGATGGATGTAAAAGTTTAGGTCTACATTTCAACCCTTTTCATAAGCCTCATGGTTCTTTCTTACATAAAACCGTGAGACATGCAGGTGACTTGATTAATAATATTAATTTTAATGGAGACGGTGTCTTTTTATACGCATATGAAGATCCATTAATTAGTTTATTTGATAGTGATTCTAATGAGTCAATTATTGGAAGGTCGATTGTTATTCACGAAGGAAGAGATGATGAAGGACAAGGTGTAGGTTATCGTCGACAAGAGTCTTTGATTTCTGGTAATGCTGGAAAGAGAGTTCAATGTGGTATTATTGGTTTGTGTAAAATAAAGCATTTTTAGGCTTAAAATATAAAATTGTATTTTATATTGAATTGTTCAAATTATTCATCAAATTATAAATGGGTATTAAGAATTTACATCGTATTCTCGAGAAATATTCACCAGGTTGTTATAAAACCGTTCATCTATCACATTTTTCTTATAAAAAAGTTGCGATTGATATTTCACTTTATCTTTACAAGTATAAAGCGATTCATGGAGAACGTTGGGTAGAATGTTTTCTATCCCTTATTGTATGTTTACGAAAATGGGATGTTCATTGTATTTTTATCTATGATGGACAAGCTCCTGTGGAAAAAGTGGAAGAACAGCTTCGTCGTAGAGAAACCCGTTCTAAGATGGGTGATAAAATAAAGGAGATTGAAAATCAGCTTCGTGAGTATGAAGAGACGGGTGTGATTGGTGAATTAATTGAAGAGATTAGTAAAAAAGAAACAGTCGTTTCGTTGTTTAGGAAAAAGGAATTAAAAATTAATGTTGGTGCTGTAAAGGAGAAACTTGAATCAATGCGATCAATGATGATATCAATTGTTCCTGATGATATCAGTCTTTCTCAAAAATTATTTGATGTGATGCAGATACCATATGTGAAGGCTCCGGCTGAGGCGGAATGTTACGCTTCTCAATTATGTGTAGATGGAAAAGTTGATGCTGTTCTTAGTGAAGATACGGATGTAATGGCATATGGAACACCAGTTTTTTTGACAAAGATTGATACCCGATGTGATACAGTGGTTCAAATTACATATTCTTCGATTTTGGAAGAGACGGGTATGACAAAGGAAACGTTTACTGACTTGTGTATTATGTGTTCATGTGACTATAATTCGAATCTACCTTTGATAGGACCTGAAAAAAGTTATCAATTATTATCTGTTCATAAGACAATCGAAAATGTGATTAACCATCTACAAGAGACAAAAAAAGCTTCTTATACAGACGACATTTGTTCCATTTTAAAGTATGAACGATGCCGTGAGTTGTTTTCGACGTATCCGATTGATTATTATATACCTTATTGTGGTACGCCTGATTTTACGGTACTTCAAGAGTTTTTGTTTCACCACTCAATTCGGTTCGATATATCAATCTTGCGAAAGCATCTTTCACCGCGTGAGCTGTCTTTTGAATAATGAATGATGAATAGAATAAATTTTATACAAAAAAAACTGTATAAATAAATATGAAAGATACTATTATCATTATTGTAAAATCAATGATTATTTTAGTCACATTTTTTTTAGTCGCCTCTTTCTCTAAGAAAACAATTAATGGGTTGGGTCAGACTCGGTCCACTAAGAAGGATTTGACTTATAAAAATTACGATCGTATCAATATTATTTATAGTAAAATTGCTTATATTTCGTTTTACTTTATTATTTTTATGGGTCTAATTATTGTATTACCAATGTATGGTATACAAAAAGAAACCATTTATGGCTTAATGTTGTCAGTATCTTTTGCTATTGGATTATCAGCACAGGGAGTGTTATCTAATATATGGTGTGGTTTAATTATGATTTTGGGTGAAGTATACGAAGTTGATGATGTAGTAATGTTGGACATACAAAATAGTACAAATACTGTGATTGGTAGAATTATTTCGATTAATTTATTTTATACTAAACTTTCAGACATCAAAGATGGGAAGGAGATTATGATATCGAATAGTATTATTTACAATTACGCTGTTTCGTATAACCAAACAAATGTTTATAAAGATTGATTTTATATTTTATAAAATATAAATTTAATTACTTTCCTGGATAAGCTTCGTCAAATTCAAGGTAGGAAACGTCATCTTGTCCGTAGAGAGGGTGACCTACCGTATAAGCTGGTATTTCTTTATCGCTTTTACCTTCCTTTACTTTATCGCTTGAAAACCTTTCTTTTGTTTGAAGTTTAGAGGTAACGTCTACTAGAAATTTTCGAATTTCAGTGTCTTCATGTGGTCCATCGTATCTGATAAATGGTTTACCTTGTACAAATAGAACGATGAGAGGTACATATTTGATGGGCATGATAGAGGAGGAGCTCATTCTCACGATATCTTTTTCCATAGTAACATTAATCATTCCAAATTGACATCCTCCGATAGTTCCTGGTAAACGTTTAAAAACGGGAATGAGAGCTTGACAGTGTTCACATTTTGTAGAATAAAATAGGATAAGACTGATACCACGTATCGAATTGCATAAAATATCACCTTTTGTTCCAGTTTGAATCGAAAAGTCTCCTGATTGTAAAAACAGTAATCCACTCATGTTTCTTTAATTTAGAGAAAAGCATTTAAATATTAAATATTTTAAATATTTAAATGAAAATTTATTGAATCTTTTTAATAGTTAAATAGAAATCTTTTCTTCAATGGTTGAACGGCATGTTTTAATAATCGAGAGGAATTCGTGATAAGTTTCTCTCATACACTCCTTATGGGGAGAAGAAAGTATGACATTTCCTGACTGGAATACCAAGAAGGTATTATAGTGTGTTTTTCCTTTTTCTTTTCCTTTTTCTTTCTCGTCAAGGGTGGCAATATAATTTTCATAAGTAATATTTGTTTGTACCCATTCGTTTGTTGTTCGATCAAGTATCATTTTTTTGATTGGAATACTATTGAGGGATGGGAGTGGAATTTTAATATTTACTCCTGTATAACCAAAGGTTGTTTCGAGTAGAGAATAATAATTAGTATGTTTATTGATATAATCATCAAGGTTTTCTTTATTGATACAGAATCCAAGACTAAAATTAATATTTGACATGACAGTCAGATAGATGACTTCAAAATTTGAAGATGGTGGAAGAATAAGAATTTTTCGATGGTTTAGCATCAACTTCACAATAAAAGACAGACATATATGAGCCTGGTTATCGCTTTTACATCCGGTAAACTGAAATTTACCGTTTTTACTTATTTTAAAGTTAATAAATTTATTTTGACAACTCATCACAATGGTAATGCTATTTCGAAAATAATTATTATTTTTTAGTTTTTTCTTACTTTTCAGGTCAACTCCTTTCATTTTATCACCAAGTTTTAGAGTAATAATGTCACCATCATCGAATGTTGGAGGAATAACCTTTTTTTCATCTTTCGGCCGACGTCCTCGTTTCTTTTGTACGACCTGGTAATCGACCGTTGGAAGAATAGTGAACAATTCAGCGATATTTATTTTACAGTTTGTTTTTCCGATGATGGTCGCGGTTGAAATATCGATCTCATCGAACGTAGATATAGGTGGGGGTAATGAACTCATTATGAATAATAATGTTCTTTGTTTATTTAAAGAACAGTTCTTTAAATCTTCCATTTTATTTTTAAGTATCATTTACGTTTCAAACTTTTAAAATTATTAGTATCTTACGGTGACCTGTATACACACGCTCTGTTAAGAGCGATATGAGTCTTACTTTGTTCAGGTACACATGGATAGATGGTAGAACATGGTCCTTCAAAACAATGTTTTGGATACTCTGATTTTACCTCAGGTTTTGTAATATAACAATTCTTTTCAACGTGTCGATAGCCTGCCTCTCTATCAATGATGACCGGTTTTGGATTGTCGTACACACCTCTGTACCATCGATTGTACGGAAAGTCGTCAAAATCTGTTACAACTTTTCCAATGGTACGATTGGTTGCATAATAGGGTCGGGCATATTGAAGTTTATTCATTATTTCCATTCGAATAGCGTCTTCGTTAGTTGCCATTTATTTATTATAAATATAAAAATGATAAAATGATAAATATCATTTTATGATAAAACAATAATATATTTTTAGGTAGGATGAAAAAAGCACAGAATATTATTTTCCAATTTTTACATGAAATTTCAACTCGATTCAATCTTCGCACAGAAATAGTAGAGAAGGAATGGAAACTCTTTATGAAAAATCCAATAGAAAAAGTTGATGAACCGTTCATTCATATTATATTGATCGATGACGACATCACCAAAGGTTCAGAGAGAAACGACATCGCCAAAGGTTCAGAGAGAAACGACATCGCCAAAGAAAAAAATGATTTTACGTGTATCTTTGAATATCGTAACGCCCCCAATAAGGGTCGTGTATGTGGAGCTTTGGTAAAATCTGGGAATGTTTGTTCTAAACATAAGAATGCGATGAAAACGATGAAAACGTCGATTGTAGTTGAAAAACCTTTGATGAAAGAAGAACCCAAAAAACCCTTAATGATTTCTCTGAATTATCGAGTCGATAAATATATTCATCAAGATTCTGGTATGGTCTTTTTCTCTAAGGAAGAGCGTGTCGTATTTGGACGATATGATAAATATAAACAAAAAATATTTCCATTAAGTGATCAAGACTTAGATACATGCTTAAAGTATGGATTTCGGGTAGATAAAACAAAGTGGACGGGTGTTGATGAGTGAAGAGTAAAAATGATAAATTTATAGCAATTCTTTTAAACGTTCGAAATTTTTTCGTACGCGTATCATCATAATATTATTATCAAACGATACTTCTTCAAAAATAAATAATTTTCGATGATAGCGTTGAAGAAGATCAATACCTCGTTCAATGGTGTCTTTACGAGATTTATAAACAATTTCATATTTACGTTGTGCTTCCGCTTCAATTGCCGATCTTCTTATGTTATCAGTACCATTACTAAGACGATCTTTGTACTCCTTTACAAGATTTTTTTCTTTTTCAATAATATTTTCATAAAGAAGTTGATAATCTGAAATAGAAGACATATATTCTGTTTTTTTTATTGCAATTCTTTTCATAAATGATGTATAATCATCGATTTCAGTCGAAATATCTTCAAAATTAGAAACGGAAACTTTATTAATAATATCGTAAAATTGTGTTCGAATCACTCCGATTTCATCTTGTATTTCATCAACTTTTTCAATCAATTCTTTTATTGTAATAAGATACATAAACATTTTTAATTTAGGTGATTGATAATTTTTAATCGAAAACAGGCTTAGATCTTCTCCAAAAGACGTACAGATATATTTACCTGTTTGAAGAGCAATATCATAAGACAAACGTGCAAATGGAATACGAAGACGTTCGATTTGACGTTTTATTTTTCGTAAAACAGGCTCATCATTTCCTTCCAATGATATGTTTTTTTGATACTTTTTGGTCAATTCTTTATATGTATTCACACTTTTTTCATCAATAGAGGACATATCTGGTAGATTTGAACTTTTAGAATAATCGTCCATATCGGTTGTCTCATCCGTATCTTCCATGTGAAAGATTTTATTTTTAGATTCCGGGTCGTCAATGGTAAAACGAAGTTTGCTTGATATATAAATAAATAAAAATTCAGCATTCTTATTAAGAAAACATTTAATCAATGCACATTCGCCGTCTAAATAAAAATATTCAAATGGTGTGATATGATTCTTTTCCAACAATTTTTTTAATTTTGTCCAATCAATGCTCATTGTTTATGAATTATTTTATTATTTAAAGCTACATTAATTACTTAAATAATATTATCAAATGAGTAATACAGGTGATTTATTAACAACTCTTCCTCTTGATAAAAGCGAACTTACCTTTCGTGAAAAGGCGATGCTCGATGCTCTGTACCCACCCGAATCTTCTCCATCTTCATCGGTAACCATTGATAAAAATGATAAAACTGATAAGAAGCCGACACCGTCTCCATCGATTGATGTAGCAAAAATTGAAAAAACAATCGAACATCTCCCAAAAGAAAGCAAGAAACTATGGGGTTCATTCAAAGACATTATTATTTCAACCATTCTATTCATCATCCTCAACCTTCCCATTGTTGACACAACAATCACCAATCTTTATAAAACTGAAAACCCATACTATCGAATTGCGATGAAATCGATCATTTTTGCGGTGACCTTTTTTGTACTTAGCAATTTTTCACTTGCACGTGTTAATTAGAAAATACAAAACCATTGGAAGTTGAAAAATAATAAACCATGTTATTAAACGACGGTAACACACGTAATTGTATTTGTATGTGTGATCGTTAAGAGGATAAGATCCTCTAAAAAGAATGAATTTTGGTTTTATGTAAAGTAACATGATTACGGTGATGATTGGGTATAAAAATAGGATGATATAAAAAAAATGGTGGTAGTCTAATTCTTTTCCAAATAAGTTACGCTTGATCGATGATAAATTTTCAACCGTTTGTGACAAACTAGGACTGCGAGGCATTTTATTATTATTAGTAATAATAATAAAATTTTTAACCAAATAATAACAGTTGTTTTTACACAAAATATTCG